GAGCATCTCAAGTTGATTTCTCACAAAAGAAACATCAAGACGATGCTTCTTTGCAATCTGTTCAACTGATTTATGGGGTTTAAGTTTATCCAAGACAATATACTTCTATTCTTTATTATTTAGAAAACCTTGCTTGAGTAATTTTGAAAGTTCTGAAGTTGAACCAACAAATACTGCATTGTTAGTGACATTATTTGTAGTTTTGGTAGTGTCCTCTTCAACTTCTTTAAGTTTTTTTTGCAAATCAATCAATTTGTCTGTTGTATCCGCAACATTTTTAATCAATTGACCAGCAACTTCATATGCTCTGGGACTTCCACCTTCTCCAGCAAGTTCCATTATTCCATTAATAGCTTCTTGACCCTTCTCTATTAAAGAATATAAATTTGCACGAGTGTATTCGTAATCTTTTTGAATATCATCACCTTTAATAGGAGTTATATTCAATTCATCATTAACTTTATCGATCTCAACAATTTCACTGTTGATATTCAATGATGAATCTAACTTATCATAATTATTTTTCATAATAAATTAAATATCTGATTGTTGAGTGGGACTATAAGTTTTAGAATCATCAAAGTTTAACCATTCCTCAGTAAATCCAAAATCATCATCTGGATTGGCATTAATAGGATCTGGTTCAACAGTGTATCGCATCTCTCTTTTTGCAGTTTGTGTATCTGTACTGTTATACATATCAACCTGAACCTTACGAATTAATCCATCAGTGGTATCAGCAATAGGTCCAAATAGATATGTCTTTGCCGTAAAATTAAAAGTATAGATTAAAACTCTTCTCGTTGAAAAATCTCCCTCATAATCATCTGTAAAAGATACATTATCTAAGACAACTGGAATATCTCTTTTTTCTCCGATAGAATCAACCAAATCAACGGTAAGATTAAAAGATGGTTGAAAATATGGTAAAATTTGCTCTACAATTTGTAGGGCATCATCCTGCAACTTGCTCATTACAGACAATTGAAATCCAATATTATATGGTACTGGTAAATATACCTTCTTCAGATCATTTCCATCCAATGTTTTAAACGTCTGAGTTACATTAGCCTTTCTTGTTGGATCATATTGAATTGAAATCATTTCAAATGATAATCTTGGTAAGGTAATCGCAACTGGTTTATTTAATTCTGCTTGTTGTTGCAACCTAGCAAGAAATTTTTGCATTGGTCCATAAGCCAAAGGAACACGCATTTCATTATATGTACTACCATTTTCATCTAAATGTTTAATATAAATTTGATTAAAAAGAGTTCCAAACGCAATGATGGTTTTTCTAATAATCTGATGATAATAATAAGTACCTAACATTAGTAATTACCGAATGGATTTGATTCTGAAAAATCGACGATAAGATCTGCCTCTTGTTCGATTTGATCGTTATCTTCATATTTATCACTAAACTTCGCTTCTTCAATATAATCTAATGAATATGTTGCATTGGAAGTTGATCCAACTATAATATCTCCTGCTACAAAAGTTCCATTAGTGGTTCCAACCTTAAGAACATTTGTAGTAGAATTCCAGGTTTTTACTCTTCCAGTTGCATTTGAAATTGAACCTGTTACCACTTCATTAAATATAAATGTTCCAATGCCTGTGATTAGAGGTGGTTGAGATATTGTGGCGATAGGAGTTGTTGTATATCCAATACCAGCATCCAAAAGTAAAACTCCAGTGACGATTCCAGTTTCTGCAATTGAAACCCTACCAACTGCGGTCACAGCTAATCCGGCAGTAGGAGAACTAAATGTAATAGATGGTGATGTTGGATAACCGGACCCAAATGCTGTTGTTGCAATGCTTACGCTGGATATTCCAGAATATCCAGTGACAAGTACACAAGTAACTGCAGCACCAGATCCACCTCCACCAGTAATTGCTATTCCTGGTGATACTGTATATCCAGCTCCAGCATTTATCAATAAAATTTCTTTGATAGAATGTACACCATTAACTGAGGTTGTAATTGCAACGGCTTGGGCATTTTTACCTCCAGGAGGGGCAGTAGAAATTGAAACCGTTGGTGTTGATGTATAATCGTACCCATCATTCAATAAAACTATTTTTCTAATATACCCAGAATCTGCAGTTGCTGTTGCAAGAGCTTGAGATCCAAAAGATATCAGTTGCAACTTAGTAATATATCCAACATTTTCAAGGAGACTATCAATTTCCTCTTCACTCGTATTGATATTACTCCACCCACCCATTTCATCTTCATATTGAAATAGCTCACATTTTAATTCATAAACATATGTTTTTCCTAGTTGATAAAAAGGTTGTTCATGTTCGACAAACTTAACTTCAAATATTCTTTGTCCTAATGGAAAGTATATGATATCTCCTTCTCTAGGACGGGTGCTTACCTCTAAAGATGCTTGTTCATCAATAGATATAAAAGGTGCTATAAAATCTTCAAATCTTTCTTTTGATATGACTAAACTCAATTCATCTTTTAAATTCATTCCGAATTTAGTTAGAATATCTCCTTGCCCACTATATCCTTCATAATTATTTACATAAGCTTCAATGGCAAAATTATCATCAAATTTAGAAGTTGTAACTTCTCTTATTATAGTTTCTCTCCGAACAAATTTTCTGGGAATATAAACGACTTCAACCCCATAAATTTTTAGTTGTTCATTAATTAAACTTTGAACAAGTCTCTGTTCACCTGGAGATCCCTGTAAAAAAAATGGATTAAGTGCCATTATCCTATAAAATCGTAAGGTGGTAATTCGTAATCCATAGACATTCTTTGTCTTATATCTTCTATCTCTCTTTCAGCATCTTCATATAATTCTCTACCATTCAGTTCAATTCCACCAGGGAGTTTGACTCCTCTAAATTTAATTAGATTTTGACCCCATTGTCTCTTTAATAGAGCAGTCAAATATTTTTTCAAAAAACTATCGTTATAAACTTTAGTAAAATCATTTGGATCTAGAATCCTATAACAATCAATTATAAGATATGTATCTTTAGATTTTGCACCCCACTCAATGTCCAGATATAATCTATTCTGCCTCTTGTTATATCTTATTTGTTTATCGGTTGTCAATAAAAAGTCAATATCTTCCAAATAAGTTTTTACCATCGCGTATTGTAAAAGTTCAACAGAATTGAAATAATATAAATCATTTAGAAATAATTGATATTTAATACTAAACATTCCTGCAGAAATTGAACTAGTATCAAATTTAAAAACTTTTTCAATACCAATTACCGAATCTGGAATCTGAATAAAATTTGATGATTCATAAAAATTAAAAGAAGTTGTCCCAATGCCAGAGATATTTGCAGATCCTGTTGTGGTGACAATTCCAGCTCCATTTGGTGCTTTAGCACTTCCCCTATTCAAATCTTCTTCAGTAATTTTATATTTAAGATACATTCTCTCAACACCATCAAAGTGTCTTTCGTGAAAATATTGTAAAGCATCATCAACCATATCATCAATTTGGTCGTCATCCAAGTTAATCTCAAGAATAGGAGCTCCTAGTCTTCTTAAACAATAATCGACAAGTTCTTGTCTAGTTGTTGGCTTTGACATTAATAGGATCCTCCATCTATTACACTTGTCCAGGTTGGAATGCCATTATCATCTGTTGTTAGTATATAGTTTGTATAAGTTATTGCAGAACTTGTTGCTCCTGTAGAAACCATTAATCCATTTGAACTAAAATATGCAATTCCACTTGTATATGATGGATTATAATAAAGAGATCCAGTAACAGTTGCTACTCCTACACGTAAATTTGTTGTAGTTGTATATCCAGTAACGATTAATTCATCAAAACTAATTTGATTAGAAACTGATAGACTTCCATCGATAAAAACATTATTTTTAAAAGTTGAAACTCCAACAAAAGTAGAAAATCCACTTACACTTAAAGTAGTTACGGAAGCAATTCCACCTATTACATTAATAGCATTAATAGAATCTACGGCATTATCTGATCCTACACTACTTGAAACAATTTTAATGCCATTTTGCTGACCAACTCTAACTTTAATACCATTTTGCTGATCAACTTTAACATTTACACCTGCCATTATTTTGTAACTCCTTCAGTTACTAAAACCATGCCCTCAATAACTTTACTTTTCGATAAAGTTGTAGTATTTGTTATTACAATATCATAAACATATCTTCCTGGTTTTAATTGTGTTGTTTGATTGGCAGTTAAGGAAATTGTAACTTTTCCTGCAGTAAATGGAGCTTCAATATTTGCAGTAAAATTTGTATAGGATGAACTTCCTGCCCATTTTCTTATTTGAGAAGCAATTGTATATCCAGTTAAATTAAGTGGAGCATTTGTATCAGTACTTTCCAGATTAAAAGACTGCGTAAATGTAGTGCCAGCATTAATTACTAAATTACTTACATATACTGCTGCCATTTATTTCTTTAAGCTCTACTTCTTATTTATATTTACAGTTTCGCTAAAGAAGCAATAACTTCTTGCTGTTTCAAATATAGTTTGTAATAAGATTTTGCAATATTTTTTAAATCATTAATATCATTTATGTTATCAATTTCGGCAGCATATTTGTAATACTCAAAACTTTTACTCAAATTTTCTAATTCAATTTTATCTGGATCCATTGATCAACTC